CGTCTCGACCGTGCTGGCTGGTCAGAAGCTCGGCATCAAGGAAGTGGAGGAGGGAATTTGGCTGATCAGCTTCATGAGCTATGATCTGGGATATATCGACCTGGAGCAGAGAACACTACAGACAATCTGTAACGCGCAGAGAGAGTTGGCACTAAAGGGCTACAGTGGGATTAAGTGGGAATATCCGGTTTTTGGCGGTTTTCTGCCGAATTGCCCGGTTTAGACCCTGCCGCGGCGATTTCTGAGCGCGCAACGTTTTTGGCAAGGCGGCGGGACACAGCGCGGCAAATGAAGCTGCGCGGCCCGAAATTTCTCAATAAATACAATGAAAGCAGAAAAGAGAGGTCCGAACTGCCCCGCATTTTCTGCGACAGGTTCGGACCTTGAGAAAAACCGCAGAGATCCGCGATGTTTCGAGCAACGGTGCTTAGCCGACTACGCGACGAGGTCCGAACTTTCGAAAAGCCCGCCGCGCTAGCCCTAAGACCCTCATTGGTTAAAGCCAGGCTTGCCAAGCTGGTGGGCATTCCTTGGATGTACCGCTCCATTGTAGCCCCGAACAAGTTCAACGGCCTTGAGGCCGGCGATGCGGGACAAAGCGGCGAGGATCGCGGAGGCGCACCAACCGAAAACGAACAGGGAAAGGTCCCCAGTGATTGCCGTGAGGGCTACACTGCCCACCGAAGCGATCGACGCGAGCACCGCGATGGGGCGCGCGTTTTGCCAATCAGAAATCGCTAAGGGTGCGACCGCACCAACAACCAGGGCAATAAACAAACCAGAACCAAAAACGCCAGAAATCATTTCATCCTCAACTTTCCAATTGCCTCTGCCCGCCATACCCATACCAACTTCTGGTGACCTGGAAAACGGGTTTCCAAGCAATGCGTGCAATTGGCGACGGTGCTTGGGCGCTTTTCATCGGGCGTTTAAAGGTCTTTAAACGCGGCTTTTGCGTATCGCCACGGGGGGCTTGCCCTCCTGATTTCTTGTCACGGTTGAGTCACGCCCGCAACTCTACCCACTGGCATGATTGACCTTTTACGCCTAACCAATGCTGGGGAGCGAGTTTAGTGGTACGCATTCTTTCAGTTCTCGTCTTTGCGATATGGCTCGTGAGTTCCGCCGTCGCGCAAAATGACGTGGAGATTAGCGAAACGGAATTTCTTATTTCAGACACGGTGCGTTCGGCTAGAACAAACCAACTGGCGGCAGAACGCGTGCTTTTCGCAACTGATCAAGCGATCGACGCGGCATCGTTTATACTATCGAGTGTGCGGGTTGATCGGCTGATACATGTTGAATTGAAACGCCTAGCATCCCGGATTCCGGGCGTCCGGGCCATCATTGTGATCGGGCCTGATGGCCGGTTGCTTCACGACAGCTACAAGTTTCCCACGGTGCCATTAGACCTGTCGGATAGAACCTATTTTCGCGTTGCGATCGCGACGGGCGAACTTGTTATCGGAAGCCCGGTGATTGGCCGGACCTCCGGGTCTTCTTTCGTTCCTGTCGTTAAGCGGATAGGCGACTTCACATTTGTCGCTGTAACAGCCCCATACGCCCTAGTTGAGCTGCAGAGTGAATGTGGCGACTGCTGGTCTGTTGCGCTCCAGGACAAGGGAGAGATTGTGGCTATGTTCCCTCCGGACTCAACTTTCCTGCATGATCTGGTACAGCGTATGTCTCCGCAGATGCGGGCGAATGGTTCGCAGGTGGTCCGCTACCGCCACTCAGTTTTTTCGGTTGTCTGGCGAAAAAGCCCAGATTTCCCCATCATTAGCGTGAGTATTCGCGGCCTCCCGGACACTGCATCGGTCGACATCGATGTCAACTAGCAACCGGCGAACGGTTTGCATTTGGCTGGTAGCTGTCCAATCACTATTTCGATGGGCAGACATCCAGAGTGTCGAAGCCGGCACACCCGTTGAACATGCGGCGAACTCGGCAAGCTTGGCGAGTTCGTCATTTGATAACCTGTCGGCCTCGGAATTGTAGTAGGCCGCCGTCAATCCAACGCTAACGACCGCCGTGGCGCAGACCGCGATGCCGAACTTGATCCACCCGATCTTGCTTGTGCCGGCATCTGTAATAATCTGACGCAAATTGTAGTCACGCATTGTGCACCCCATGCAACCTAAGCCATTGCAATCTAAGGGGGTGTTTTGTCGATGTCTACCACTATTAATTTAAGAAAAGCTCTTGAAGCTGACGCTAAAACGATTGCGGAAATTCACGTTAGATGCTGGCAAGAAGTCTATGCGTTCATGCCACGGGCCGTGCATAGGCAGAGAAACTTTGAATACCGTTTTCGGCAGTGGACGAACTGGTTTGAGTTCGGTTGCCGTGACGAAAGCCTTTTTGTGCTGGAAAGCGCCGGCCGCACAGTAGGGTTCGCGATGGCAAAGCCCAATGCCGATGCTGCCATTGCGGTTCCAGGTGAAATGCATGCCTGCTATCTCCTACCGGAACACAGGGGCGGCGAACTCGGGCCATTGGGGTTAATGGCGCTCGCAACCTCCCTCAAGGTAAGAGGCCTCTGGCCTGCCTGCCTTTGGGCATTTCAGGAAAACCCATATCGGCGCGTCTATCCGTTCCTTGGGTGCAAGCCCGAGGTGTTTCGCGAAAGGGTCATTGCCGGCGTCGGGCTTCCAGAAATCGGTTACCGGGTAACCGACTATGACTTGCTTATCGCTCGTCTCGACCGGATGCGCGCTTCAGCTGCTCAGCGCCAAACTGGATCACTTCGGCAGCCGCGTCTTCTTTTACGTCTTCCCGGGTAAGGAGGTAATCGAACATCTCGAGGAATTTATCCGCAAAAGCATCTGGTTTTGTGCGTCGAGGTGTTTGTTCCCAATAGGTTTCAGCGATGTTCCAGATAAACTTGCGGATATCACTGAGTTTGGTGGAGTTGATTGTTAAGTCACCGCCAATAAGCATGCTCCCCTGACCTGTGAGCAGCCAATGCAAGTTCACGCCATGAACGCGGGCCAGATTCCTCAGTACGTTGCTATTCGGCTCAGCGTCTCCACGCTCATAATTTGCATAAGTTCCGGGTATAACTTCGATTGAGCGCGCAAAATCCTCGCGCGCCGCGTCCCCACGAACATCAATAAGCCTTTGAGCAAGCGCAGTTTTCGGCTTGGCAGGACGAGCCATATCCACAATTACACATTTTCTGGGTTTATCGTTGAATAAACCCAAAATCTATGTAAACTCCATTTTGTCGGCGCGAATAATCACGCCGAGTTGTCACACCAAAAGTCCAAAGAAAACGGCTTGTTGCAGCAAGCCGTTTTCACACCAGAGAGGCCCAAATGGCAAAACCCGAACACGCTCCGCCACAAGGATGGGACCGGTTTTCCATCACCGCCGAAATTCATCGCCAGGGCATGACATTCGGCGAGCTGGCTAACAGGGCCGGCATCACGATCAAGACCTTTAGCCAGGTCTGGACGCGAACCAACCGCAAGGCTGAAAAAGCGATTGCCGATTTCCTTGAGGAGAAACCGTCCAAGCTTTGGCCTGACCGTTACCCGATCCGTTCCGCTCGAATCCTTTCTACCGCAAATGAGCGCCCCGCCGCTAGCCAGAAAGCTTCGGCCCGGCCGGACAGGAAGGCAGCCTGATGCGACCCGGCCGGCAGAAATCAATGTCCGGGCGGACAGGCCTTCGGGGACACGCTAGCGGCCGGGTATCGGCCCAATGAGTGCCGTTCCCTACCTCGTCGACCTTGGTGGCGTGGTTGCGCTGATGCTGGCCCTCATGATGGGGGTTTACAGCCTGCTCAGGTCTATCTCGGCGCCTCGCCCCAAGCGCGACGACTTCCTCGCTCCGAACACCCGCCAGTCGCACTACGCACAGTTCGCCTACCGCAACCGGCGCCGCAGTCCATCCCTTTCAAGGCTTCTGGCCGCTCTCCTGTTCAGGCGGGCCTAGGGCGGCAAGAGCGCGTCACCTGCGAAAGTGGTGAGACGCGGCGCCGCCGCAATCGACGCTAAGCCACCAACTTACCGGGCGGCATTGGAATACTTGAGACGGGCCGCCCGGTCCTTTTCCCAGAAATCATTGAGGTTCGAATTGAGCGTGTATCAGTCCATCAAGATTTCCCTGATTGACATTCCCGAGGGCCGTTTGCGGGATGTGGATCAGGCGTGGGCGGAATGCCTGTCCGGCATGTTTGTCGAGACCGGACAAAAGACACCAATTGACGTTGTCACCAACGGCAGGCGCTTCACACTGGTTGCCGGTGCGCATCGCCTGACGGCGGCCGGGATCGCCAAATGGAAAGAGATCGACGCCCGTATTCTGGAAACGGATGGGGGCATATTGGCGGCGGAAGACCTCCGCCTGCACGAGATTTTGGAAAACCTCGGCCGCAAAGACTTCAATGCTTTGGAGCGGTGCGAGGCGCTCGCCGAAATGAAGCGCATTTATGAGGTGCGCCATCCGGAGACCAAGCATGGCGGCAAACGCGGCAACCAGCACACGGGCGGCGAAAAGCGGCAAGTGGCAATTTTTGCCTTTTGCCAGAATGCGGCAGAAAGCACCGGGCTCTCCGACCGGTCAGTTCGGCTGGCGGTTCAAATATTCGAAGGCCTTTCCCCAGAGACCCGCGAGCGTCTTAAGGGTACCCCCTATGCCAGCAAACAGAGCGACTTGAAGGCGCTCGCCGCTCTGGAGGCGCAGTCTCAGGCCGAGGTGCTGGAGCTGATATCGGGAGACAAACCCGCCGCCGCCTCCGTTGCCGACGCTATCTTGAAGATTTCAGGCGAACAACCGGCCACCGACACCCAAAAGCGGGAAAAGACGGTAACCCAGTATCTGCCCAAGCTCGGGAAACATTTCCGCGCCACCCTGTTCAGAGGCTTCAAGGACGAGATCCTTGACCTGGTCAAAAGGGAGGGCTGGCTCGATGCGTAAGCAACGCGACGACTTCACTCTCGATCTCTTCAAGGACTGGACGCCACCGCGCGTTTCAGTTGGCTTTGAACCGGACGCCTTCCCCGGCACCCGTCTAGCCTCCCGGATCAGCCGCGCCATCGCCAGGGTTCTCAAGGACTGCGGCAAGGACCGGTTGACCATTGCCGCGCTGATGAGCGAGCGGCTTGGATACAAGGTCACGAAAGAGACGCTTGAGGCCTACGCTTCGGAAGCCAAAACCCAGAACAACATCACGGTGGAGCGTTTTGTTGCGCTCATACACGCTACCGGCAAAACCGAGCTGCTCGGCTTTATTGCCGAAGGTTTTGACATGGCGGTCATCCCCAAGCGTTTTGAAAACGTGATCGAGTTGGCCTTGATCGAGGACCACCAGCGCGTGGTCGAAACCCGCAAGAAGACGCTGCAGTTGCAAATTCGGGGGGCGAAATGAAAGAGGCCGATATTCATCCATGCTTCTCCTGCGCCTTACCGGACTGCGACGAGCAGTCGCCCAAGTGCGGGCTGCGAAGGGCGCAAAGAGAGTACACGCGGCACCTCCGCAGTGGGGACGGTGTGCCAAGCACGGTCAGGGCGAAATACTCAATCGCCTATCGCGAGCTTTACTACGACCGCAAACAGGAGAAGAAGCACCGGAGGACGGCGGTATGAAACTCTGGCTCACCGCACAAGAGATTGCCGACCTGAAACTGGACGGCTTTCCGGCGTCCGAGCGTGGCGTGCAAAAACTGGCCGACCGCGAAGGATGGACGGCAACCCGGTTCGCCCGCAAGCGGCAGGGCCGCGAGGGCGGCGGTGGTTTCGAGTACCACACGGATCTCTTTCCGCTCGCTCAAAAACTTCAGTATTGCGCGACCTTCGTAGACCTGAAAGACGAGGACCTGGTCTTGGAGACTTCCGATGATCCGGAGTTCGATCACCGGGCCGAGCGTAAGCGTAATGCCAAGCTGATCGTCTTGCGGGCGGCAGAAAGGTTTCGGGCACAGACCGGGCTTCATCAGAACGCGAGCGATCACTGGTTCATTCTGATCTATGCCGAAAAGAAAGTGCCGGTCCCTGACTGGGTCTATGCGACGGTCAAATGCCTTTCGCTGCGAAGCCTTGCCCGGTGGCGTAGCCAAGCCGAAGAAGGCCAGAACCGACTGGCCTTCCATCCCGCTCAGTCTCGTAAGGGTACCGGTGTGCTCGACCAAGCGGCACGGGGCGCACTGAAATCCTATGTACTGGCCGCCATTTTTCAGCAGCCCCACCTGAAGGCCAATGTTCTCAGGTCCATGGCGCTGGCGAAGTTTGGCCAGCAAATCGAAATGGTCAATCCTGAGACCGGCGAAGTGTCGAAGCGAGACATGCCGCCTCTCAGGACGTTTCAACACACATTGAAACGCTGGAAGCTTGAATTTGCCAGTGCCATCAAGCGCCACGTTGACCCTGACGGCTGGAAGAACACTGATCGAATGGTAATGGTCGGTGGGGCCTCTGCCGGCATCGGCAGGCTTAATCAGCTCTGGGAAATCGATGCCTCACCGGTGGATATGCTCACCACTGAAGGCCGCTGGAATGTCTATGCTTGCATCGACGTTTGGTCACGCCGGGCCATTTTCCTGATCTCTTGCACACCACGCGCGGATGCCGTTGGCCTGTTGGTGCGTGAAGCCATCTTAAAGTGGGGCGTGCCGGAAGCGATCAAGTCTGACAACGGCTCGGATTTTAAAGCCAAGTCGACTGTTCGACTTCTGGATGCGCTCGGTATCGAGCATGTGCTTTGCCCGCCTTATTCGCCCGAGCAAAAACCGCACGTCGAGCGCGTTATCAAGACCTTCCAACATGGTTTTGTGGAGCTGCTTCCGGGTTTTGTCGGCCATAGCGTGGCGGAACGGTCGGTCATTGAAGGGCGGAAAGCGTTCGCCAAGAGGCTTGGCCTTGATGACTACAACGTCTTCGGCGTCGATGTGACGCCCGAAGAACTTCAGGAAATGGCCAACGACTGGGCTGAGAACGCCTACGGGCAAAGCCCCCACGGTGGGCTTAAAAAGCAGTCTCCGGCCGCCAGAGCCGCCACCTCGACGGTCAAGACTTTGACCGTGGACCCGGCAGCCTTGGACGTTCTGTTGGCGGCAGTTCCCAGCGGCAACGGCATCCGAACCGTTCAGAAGGGCGGCGTGCGCGTCAACAATGAACACTACGTCCTTGCCGATTGCGCCGTGATGGCGGGGGAACAGGTTCTCTGCCGGATGGACCCGAAAGACCTCGGCCGGATCTGGCTGTTCGATGCTGAGGGTATCAACTTCATCGGCCACGCTGTCTGCCCGGATCTGGCTGGACTTGACCCTGTCGAGACAATCGCCAAGTGCCGCGCGCTGCAGAAGGCCTTCATGGACGAGCAGGTCGTTCCGATCAAACAGGCCATGAAGGAAATCGGACCGCGTGACGCACTCGCCGCAGTCATGGGCGAAGAACGCGCCACGGTCGTCTCCTTCCCCGCCCAACAGGAAGTGCGCTCCACCCCGAAAATCGATGCCGCGGCACTGGTCCGCGCACCATCGAAGGGGCCAAGGCCACTGAGTGAAGCCGAGAAAAAAGCCATGGAGCAGCTCACGGGCGCACCGGTGCAACCGGCGAATGTTCGTCCTTTGAAGGCTTACGCAAAACCAGAAGACAACTTTACCCGCGCCGTGCGCCTAGAAGCTCGCATTTCGCGAGGCGAGGTGCTCGCGGACAACGATGCCATCTGGCTGACCCGGTATCAGGCCAGCGCTGAGTATAGCGCCCGAAAGATGATCCAGAACGATCTTCATCGGCGCTCCAACCAAGTACCGCCCGCGTCCTAATGGGCAAAAGAAAAGGCCCTGAAAGCGGCAACTTTCAAGGCCCCAACAATTCAACGAAGGACATAAGAATGACGAACGGAGACCTCTCTGTCAATCAGCCAACAAACGCCGGTGGTCTTGCGACACTGAAGAACGTCGCCCGGTGCCTCACGCTTGTTCAAACCCTGCGCGCGCGCGGGCCGCATTTGCCGGGGTTGGGAGTGTTCCATGGGTACTCGGGATATGGAAAAACCTATGCCGCTCTTTACGTGCAAAATCTGACCGGTGCGCTCCGGGTGGAAGTTGGCGATAGCTGGACCAAAAAATCGCTGTTGCAGAACATCCTTCGCGAGGCCAACCAGGAACCGCGTGGAACAATCGCCCACATGACCGAATGCGCCATTCTGGCGCTTGGAGACGATTTCAACCGGCCCTTGATAATCGACGAGGCCGACAAACTTGCCGACAAAGGCATGTTGGAGCTGGTTCGCGAGATCCACGAGCACAGCCAGGTCCCTATCGTCCTCATTGGTGAGGAGCAATTGCCGAACAAGATCCTGAAAGTGGAACGCGTCCACAACAGGGTTCTTGACTGGGTGCCGGCAGAGCCCTGCGACCACGAAGATGCTCGTGCACTGGCTCAGCTTTTTTGCCCGGATATTTCGATCACCGACGATCTGATCGACCTGCTGGTGAAGAAGTCAGCCGGCAAGGCAAGACGCATTCACGTCAACCTCAACCGGATAAGGGAGCATTCCCTCAGTTCCGGCGAGGACACCTTCTCATCCGCCACCTTCGAGCAGGGATGGTTTTTCACCGGCGAGCCGCCGCGCCGCATGGGGAGGGCCGCGTAATGTCTATCCAATTGGAACTGAAAGTCACGGCCGGGACGCCGATTTATAGAGGGCACGACCACTATTGGAGCGTGATCAAGGACCTCGGGCGGGACAAGGGCCTGTTCACGCGGCGCGAAGTGGCCCTGCGCTCAAACGACCGAGACGACCACGCCGTCGCTGATTACATCAAGCGGCTTCATGCGGCGGGCTTTCTGGAAATGGTGGAGCAGCAGACCCTCGCCAACCCGGAAGGCGGCACGTCTCGCCACAATGTCTACAGGCTGATCAAGCGGCAAGCGGCGACACCGATTGTCAGGAGGGATGGCAGTCTGGGCACGCAGGGCCTCTCGCAACTTCAGATATGGAACACGATGCGGGCGCTGCCGAGCTTTACGAGCATTGAGCTGGCCGTCAGCGCGAGCACGGCCACCATCGAAGTGCCGCAGGCAACCGCGAACCGGTACGCCCGCCACCTTCAGGATGCCGGGTATCTGCAAATCATGCGTGCCGGTGGGGCAAAAGTGCAGCGCATCTGGCGTTTGAAGCCATCCATGAACACCGGGCCTAACCCGCCCAAAATCATGGGGGCGAAGATTGTCTACGACACCAACCGCAAGCAAATCATGGGCACGCCAGTTGCCGAGGAGTGCGCGGCATGACGGCACCCGCAAATGTCATGGTCACCAAGGCCCGTCTTGCATGGGGTGACGATCTTCCAGACTGGGTTCTGGAAGTGGCCGAGATGGCCGATCGGCAGAGCCTCAACGCCTGCGCAAAGACCGTTGGTTATTCGGCGGCCGCTCTCAGCCAGGTCATCGCAAGGCGATACCCCGGAACCCTTTCGAACATCGAAGACAAGGTCAGGGGCGCTTTGATGGGGGTAAAGGTCGATTGCCCGGTGCTCGGTTCCATCGGGCGGCATGTTTGCCTCGACTGGCAGGCAAAGCCTCAAGCCGTGACCAACTCCACCCGGTCGAAGCTCTACCGCGCTTGCCGCGATCGTTGCCCCCACTCCCGATTGAAGGGGGGCGGCCATGCTTAGTCAAGATCTCGCCTTTCTGGCGCGCGAGCTGGATATCCGAAAAAACGCCCACGGCGAACTGACCTTGCCGGCGCACAGGACTGCTGTCCTCGCCGGCATCCTGACCGAGTGCGTGCGGATGGCAAAGCAACTGGAAGCCAATGCCGTCCGACAACCGGCCGTCCTGGTCGATCTCTCCGACCCAAAGATCGAGCTGTTTCCCAAGGCGAAACGGCCCGTGCCCGTCCAGTCCATCCCGATCCCCGCTCCGGTGGACGGGCCGGACGAGGGCGGAGCAGCTTGAGTATCTCCCGGCGTTTAGTGGGACTTTAAAAGGACTTTAAAGATGGAAAATGCAGCAACTGAAACCGCCGTGACCAACGCACCGGAAGACGGTGTCGAGATCATCAACGGCCAGAAGTACATGCGGGACGCCAAGAGCAACCTCGTCCCGCTGGAAAACGTCAAGCCGCAGCACAAGCTGGAAGACGAGACGGTGCGCAAGGTAATCGGATTTGCCGCAGAGCTGTCCGGCCAGATCGCCCGGTTTCGCAATCACACCTTCGCGGACCTGTTGAGCCTGACCGCTCTGCTCGCCCAGGAATACAACTCCACCAAGGGCGGCAAGAAGGGCAACACCACGTTCCAGACCATCGACGGCTGCCAGAAGGTGTGCATTCAGGTCGCCGATTTCATCGACTTCGGCCCGGAGCTGCAGACCGCAAAAGGCTTGATCGATGAGTGCTTGATTGAATGGGCATCGGACAGTCGGTCAGAGATCCGCACCATCGTCACCCGCGCCTTCAACACGGACAAAGAGGGGCAGATTAACAAGTCCGAGATCCTGATGCTGCTCCGTCTCGATATCGAAGACGGGCGCTGGCAGCGGGCGATGGCGGCTCTGAAAGACTCCATGCGTGTCACCGGCTCCAAGAGCTACCTGCGCTTCTACCGCCGCGACCATCCGGACGCGGACTGGGAAGCCATCACGATCGATCTGGCGAAGGCGGCGTGAGCATGGGGACCTTCAAGGCAAGGGCAGAACGGTATGTGTTCGAAGTCACGAAAGATTTTCCGGACACCTTGCCGCTGAAAGACCGGATCGCCCGGTTAGATGCTGAGCGCCCCGCTCTCAAAGGCGCACCGGTGGCAGCCAGGAAGGCATGGCAGTCGGCTCGTAGGTCTTATCTCCAGCGCTTCGGTTACGAGAAGCCGGCCCTGCGCAAAGTTCAGACGCCGCTGGAAATTGCCATCTCGAGCCTTCGGGAGACCTGACATGCCCCGCCTCGCCAACTCCGATCATCGTGTGTTGAGTGAGACCGATGCCTTGCGCGACAGGCGTGCCCATCTGCTGCGCAAGGCCGAGAACAGCCGGTACCGCCTGCAAAACCGGAAGGCCCTTTTGGGCGATCTTCAGCGGGTGACCAATGAACTCCTGAAACGTGAACTAGAGGCCCGGCAGAAAGCCGCACCGCAGCCAGCCGCCCGGATGGAACCGATGGGTGATGCGGGTGCGGTGGGTGGATTTGCCCAAGGCCGCCTACCCTACAAGGACTAACGCAGATGAGCCAACTCGAGCGAATTGCCTTTGCGATGTTCAAGACCGTCTATGCGCCTCACATCGCCAGTACGTTGACTGTCGACAACCTGTCCAGCGCTCAAAAGCCCTTGAGCGAGGGCGCCGACACCAGTCTTGCCGAGGACTGGAAGCTCCGTAAGCCAAGTTACATGCGGCTGGCCGCGACTGCGATCCTGGAAGTCAACGAGATCGCCAAGGAAAGGACCGCACCATGAACGCTTACGCCAAGATCCACGTCCTCAAGAACAACGCCAAGCTGGACGATGACACCTACCGGGATCTGCTGGAGCGCGAGACCGGAAAACGGTCTTGCAAGGGTATGGCCCCGGCCGAGCAATTGCAGGTCATTTCTGCTTTGGAAAGGCTCTTGCCTGAACAGGACGCCAACGCCACCCTCGGCAAGAGGGCTACCGGAAAGTATGCTAGCAAACTGCAGGCGCTCTGGATTGCCGGCTACAATCTCGGTGTCATTGCCAACAAGAGCGATGAAGCCATGATTGCCTTTCTGAAGCGTCAGACGGGCCTAGACCATCACCGCTTCCTTCAGGAGGGCAAGGCCGCAAACCAGGCGATTGACGCCCTGAAGCTCTGGATCCGCCGTGCAACTCAGAATTACGACCTGTTCACCCAGGATCAAAACCAGTCGCCGCTTCTCAATGATTTCCGGTTTCAGATCTGCCTTCACCTCTGGGCTGAGCTAGTGAGACTTGACCGGACGCCGGCAAGCACTTTGACAGCCTATATGTATGCCTGCTGCGCAAAAGACGATCCTGCATCGCTGTCCAAAAACGATTGGATCCAGACTATGAACCGGCTCGGCATGCTCTACCGGGCGGTGAAGAAATGAGCGACGACCTGCCCGGCCTGCTTGGCGAGATCGCGGAGGTGGCCGGTCTCGCGGCCGCGCTCGCGATCGCTGAGCGGGTCGGCGGGACACGGGTTACAATTCCCGCTCGGGCTGACGACGATCACTGGCTTGTAAAAACTGTTGGCCGCGAGGCGGCGGACAGGATCTGCAATCATCTGCGGATCCTGTCTCCGGACGGCCGCGAGGCCGGTGCCCGGCATGTGATCATTCCGAGAGGGCCGGCCGGATGTATGGCCAAAGCGAGACTACGGCTCGCCCGAGAACTGGAAGCCGGAACCAGCGCCCGAGAAGCCGCGCGGCGTGCCGGGTTGCATGAGCGGTCCGCCTTCCGGATGCGCGCAAAGATCAAATCCGAGGAAGACGACAAGCAGGGCCAGCTTTTTTAAAAGCTCATTTGACAACCGATTAAAGCCGCAGCAATCTGTCGTCTCCTCCCCCCTCACATTCTGGCTGACACCTGTCAGCCCCGCTATTCCCGCTGAAAACCCGATGTTGAAGGCCTCCCTAGACGCCAGGATGAGGCCCGATGTCCGATATCATTTTCAAACTCCGGCAAGGTGGAGGAAAGCCGAGCGACGACAACGTCCTCAGGCTGGCCGCCGCGCGCATGCAGTGCGAAGTTGCCGTGCTGCAGGCGATCCTCGAAGTTGAGAGCAACGGCCGCGCCTTCGATGATAAAGGCCGCCTAATCATTCTTCCCGAAAAGCACGTCTTCTGGCGTGAGCTTCCAAAGAACCTGCGCAACAAGGCAAAACGCCTTGGCCTCGCGGTGCCGAAGTGGGGCAAGGCCAACTACAAAGGCCTGGGCGGCTCTGGTTCTGATGCCCGTTGGGACCGGTTGGAAGCGATGGCCGAGCTGGAGGAAACGGCCGGCCTGCGGTCTTCGTCCTATGCCGGCCCGCAAATCATGGGCTTCAACGCGCAGCTTTGCGGTTATGCGACCGTGCAGGAGTTTGTCCTGGCGCTGGCGGAAACCGAAGCCAAACAGATTGAAGCCTTCCTTACCTACCTAGAACGCGTTGGACTGCTGCAGGCGATCCGCGACAGAGACTGGCGCGCGATCGCCCGGCGCTACAATGGCTCTGGTCAGGTTGCGCGTTATGCCGGCCTGATGAAAGCCGCCTATGAACGGATTGCCAATAAATCCGGATCGGTAGGCAGCGACTCCGGGCTTCTGCGCCTCGGGTCCGAAGGCTACCGGGTGAAGGCTCTCCAGGAGCGGCTTGTTTCCCTTGGCTACCACGTCAAACCGGACGGAGATTTTGGCCCGGCCACCCGCCGACAGGTCGTTTCGTTTCAGGCGGACAACGGCTTGAAGCCGGACGGAGTTGTTGGCCCAAGGACGAGCGACATGTTGGACCGGGCCATCCCGGTTAAAGCGCAACCGGGCGGCACCCGAGAAAACCTGACTGTCAAAGACCTTCGCAAATCCGGATCGGAAACGATCAAACAGGCCGACTGGCTAACCCGGATCGGTCTTGGAGTGCTTGCGACCGGCGCCGGCGCCGAAACGTTGGAGACGGTACCGGGCGTGGCAGGCCTCGACACCCTGAAAGGGGTTTCCGACACGATCCAGCAAGTGGCTGAGATAGCGCGGCCAGTGCTGCAACTGATCGCCAGCAACAAGTGGCTCGCCCTCATAGCCATCGGTGTTGCCGTCTACCTTGTTGCCCGCAAGATCAAATTGCGCCGGCTCTACGATGCCAAGGAATGGAGGCACGTCGGATGAGTTTTCTTCTCGCCTGGGTTCTCAAATTCGCCAGTTCCGGCCTGGTCGACAAGGCGCTTCGCTACATGGAGCAGAAAGCCGCACTCGGCACCGAGCGGGAGCGGATCAAATCCCAGATCACCATTGAGGCGGTCAAGGCGGCGGTCTCCGAAACGCGGATCATGGCTAACCTCCAAAAATCCAAATTCGAGTACCTGCTTTATTGGGTGTTCGCCGGCCTGTTCGTTCTGCCGCTAGGCTTCTGGTGGGCCGCCGTAATCCTGGACAGCGTGTTTCTGTTTGGCTGGAAAGTGGCCACTGTCCCGGTTCTGGAAGAATGGGGCGGACAGATGATCCGCTGGCTGTTTTACACCGGCACCATTGTCGGTGCCCTCAAAATATTGAAGTGAGGCCTGATGCCGGACGGATTGAAGGACTGGCTCGGTGTGGTGGCCCTCGCGATTTCGCTACTCACCTCCGTGTATGCCTGGATCACTTCCAAGGCCAAAGCCAACGCGGAGCACCTCAAGGCGGTCGACGCCAAGTTGGTTGATCTGGATCGGCGCGTTCAGTCCATCGAGAGCGAACTGAAGCATCTGCCGAACAAGGACGATGTCAACGAACTCAAACTGGGCATGGCCCAACTGGACGGCACGGTCGGGCGGCTGGACGAAAGCCTGTCCGGGGTCTCCCGCACCGTGCGCCGCGTTGAAGGCTTTCTGATGAAGGAGAGCAACTGAAATGAGTTATCTCGATGTTGTTGCCGCTGACTGTCGGCTGATCATGCTGAAAGAGCTGGCTGGCCAGAACGATCATCAGCTCAACGAGACCATTCTCACCAAGGTTCTTGAGAATTTCGGGCACCTCAAGACCCGCGACTATGTACGCACCCAGATCCGGGTGCTTGAAGGTTTGAACGCCGTCAGCGTGAAAGAGGTCGGAAGTGTCCTGGTCGTGAAACTATTGCGGGCTGGCCTCGATCATGTCGAGCGGCGGGCCTTCCTCGAAGGCGTCGGCCGCCCGTCCGTGGAGGGTTAAATGGCAAAGCGCCGAAAGGGCCGAGGCCGCCTCTCTGCAATCGAGCAGTTGCCGCCCGAATGCGACGAAATCATTGTTTGGGCGGCAACTGCTCGATTGCAGAG